CGTCGTGCTAGCTGCCGTGGTGTTCTTGTAGATCGTGCACTTGCGATGGTAGGTCGCGTGGTTCGCACCAGTGGACTGGCGACCCACGATGCGGATGTCCGCGTGCCAGCAGGTGTTGTTGGGAAGCGTGGCGCGTGCGCTGCTTCCGTCGAGAAACAACTCGGTCGCGGTTGCGTCCGTAGTCGCATTGCGAAGCACCATCGTGCTGCGCTGGGCGTCGCCAATAGCAGCAAACTGCCCTGCTGAAAAGGCAAACTGGGATCGTTTGTTTGCAAGCGTTTGCAATCCCATTGCAATCGAGTAGTCGGCACTTGCAGTATTCTGCAAACCGCCAATGCTTGCAGCTCGTCCACCAGAAGCGGTGTTGGTGTCTCCAATCGCAATGCTTGCAGTGTTGCTGGATACACAGCCAACACCGCCAGCAATGCTAATGCTTCCAGACGCGGTGTTGTTGTATCCGCCGAAGATTGTGGACTCTAAACCGCTTGCAACTTGTGAAGCTTGATTCCTGCGAGTTTGCAGATCAACGCAATGCGTTCCTCTGGCAATGCCACCACCAGTTCCACCATCAGGCAACTGGGCCATGATTGCGCCAGTTCCAGCAGGAGAAAGAACAAGGTTCAGGTTGTACGCACCAGTGCCAGCCGTGGCCGCACGCAGGATGCAATACTCGCCTGCATACGTTCCGGTGCCGGTCGCATGCGCGATCTCTGTGCGCTCGTAGTTGCTTGCGTCGGTAAACTTCTTGTAGACGCGGAACGTCTGGGCGTTGGTGCCGTTGCGCTGGGCTAGCGTTGCGGCTGCGTCGCGCAAAACAATCAAATCGACTGTGCCCGAGTTTACGTATGTGTTGTCTCGCCAAGTGATTTGGTTTAGCGAGCCCTGATAAAGAATGCTTCCATAATATCCAAGTGTCGGGTTTGGTCCATTTTCATGCCATGCCCACCCATTGCTAATAGAACCAAAATAATATGCCGCAAAAGAAGAACTTGGAGCCCACGTCCCGCCAAGCATTCGTCCATCTCGACGAACTGCCAACTGGCTGGTGCCACCGCGTTGCAGGTCAAGCAACAACGATGCAGTGTTGGGCGTGCTGGATTCGGTGATGTTGAGCTTGATGGCAGTGGGCGTGCCCGTAGTGTTCCAAGTTCCAGCAAGGTCAACCAGCGAGCTGGCGTTGCTGCCCGTGAGGCTGTAGCCGGTCGAGGTGATTGCCGAAGCGTTGGCCGTGGTCTTGGTGACCGTCAGCAGGTCAGCCGTCACAGTGCCGCTTGCCGTGATGCTGGTCGCACCCGTCACGGAACCAGTTAGCGCGATTGCGCCGTCATTCTGCACCGTGAACTTTGGCGTGCCGCCAACCTGAAGGTTGAGGAGCTTAGATCCCGCCGCCGACGCAGTGTCGGTGACGTTCATCTTGATGGCGTCAAACGTCGTGGCGACGTTGTTCCATGTGTCGGTAAGGTCGTAGAGATACTGGTTAGCCATGATTAGCTCCTAGGGGATACGTCTTCGTCAGTGCGAGTGGTAACCGTGTCGCCGTTGCGGGCAAGGACAAGGTCGTAAGCGGGTGGCGGCGCGCTGCTGCCGATGAAGGCAGGGCGAACCAGCGACAGCGACAGGGCGAGTTCCATGGATACCTCAGAAGAGGGCGACGATGTTCATGCTGGCCGAGGTGCCCGTGCTGTTCACACGCTTGCACCGCACCGGCAGGATCGTGCCCGCCAGCAAGCCGTAGAAAGTGATGGGGTCGCCGTTTTCCATCACTACGACGGCATTGCCTGCGCCGCCGATGTAGATGGCACGCGCCAGCTTGGTGAAGTTGTTCGTGTCGTGAGGCGTCACGACCTCGGCCTCTAGGGCCGGAATGCTGCTGTGCACTGGAACGCTAGTAGAGACTGCCATGGTTTGCTCCTTGGGTTGTTATACGGTCAGAAGTGTCGCTGCCTAGGGGTAGGTTACCTGCACCAAGTCAACGCAGGCCACCCACCGGATGTCTGTTGATGCCACGCCCGTCGCCTCAATCTTGACGGCGTCGTTCGTGTCGTTTGCGGTGACGGTCACATCCCACGCGGCGTCCGACTCGATGTCGGTGCCCACGGTCTGGACCGTGCCCTCCAATGCCGTCGTGCCGCCGTCGTTGGTCAAGCAGCAGCGGCGGTGGTAGATAGCGCGGTCGTCGTTGGCCGCTGACTGCGCCACGATGCGGATGTCCAGCAACCACGTCGTGTCCGTGGGAATGGCAAGCCGCGAGCTGCTGCCGTCCACAAACAGCTCGGTGGGCAGGTCGTCCGTGGTCTTGCGCCGCAGGATCACCCGCTTGGCGCAAGCGTCGCCTGCCGTTGAGAAGTTGCCGTTGCTGGTGGTCAGGGTGGCGAACGTCACCGAGTCCCCAGATTGCAGGTCGTCGATGTCCGCCTGCACCAACTTGCGCTGCACGACGTTGCCCGAGCTGTTGCCGATGAACACCGTGCCGTTGTCCAGCGCAGGCACGTCGTTGCTGCGCCCGGGGCCGAAGATGAGCAAGTTGCCGTTGCTGCCCGTCTTGGTCACCTTGCCTAGGTTCTGGATGAGGTTGGGGTAGCTTGGCTTCGTGGTCGTGAACCCGCCGCCTGCGGCGACGTAGACCGTTTGCCCAGCCGTGGCTGCCCCGACATCGACGAACTTGCACAAGCCCGCCACGACGATGTGCCCCTCTTCAGTCGTGGCAAGGTTGGCATCAAGCGTCCCCACTGCTGGCATCTTGGCTGGGTCGCTGGCGTCTGCCGGGGCGATGTTGACCTTGTCGCCCGTGTTGCCCGTGATGTAAACGGGCGTGCCCTTGTTGATGGTGCTGCCCGTCGTGTTTTTGCACGCCTTCCAGACCTGATACGCGGCCAGCGTGTAGTAGTTGCCCGCGTCCAAGTCCTTCTCAAGCACTACCCTGTCGGCGGTCGTGGTCATCCTTGGAACCTCTTGCGGCGGCTGGTGCCGTAGTCGCCCACCTGTTCGATGGTGTAGTAGATCGTCGAGCTGCCGGGTGTGAAGCCATCTGCAAGCACGTCGGCCTTGGGGTACGTCACCCAGCGGTCGCGCAGACGCGCCGCACCCGTCGCCCGCGTGGTCACAATCAGCGGGCTGCTGGCGGTCTCGGTCACGTAGGTGTTGTCGGTGTAGATGCGCACGACGTACTCCTCGATGGTGTCGTCGAACGTGTAAGGGCCAGCGTCACCGATGGCCACGTTGCGGTTGGTCCACGGCGTCATCGTGATCGTGGCGTCGTCGTTGGCTTCCCACGTCAGCGTGCTGGCGTAGGGCGCAAAAGGCAGCGCGTTGCGGGCCTTCAGCGTCAGCGACTGGTGCGTCACGTCTACGATGTTCTGGCCCGGGGCCACGAACTTGTAGCGGATGGTCTGTCCCACGTTGGCCGGGCCGGGGTAGGTGCGGAACTTGCCTGTGGCCTCGAAGCGTGTCAGCAGCACGAACCGCTCGCCACCGACGTGGCTGTCGGCGTCGATGTCCGGCTCGGCGATCTGGTCGCGCAGGTTGCGCAGGAAGCCCGACAGCGTGTACAGCCCGGGGCCGTCGAGAGTGGCCGTCGTGAAGCCGACAATCTCGTTGCCGATGAGTGCCCAGTTCTCTCCGACCAGCACCTGCGCCTGCGTCACCGTGGACAGCGTGCCGTTGTCGAGCTGGACCTGCACCGTGCTCGTGTTGTCCCACGTAACCGTGGCCGACCCTGCGGTCCAGCTCTGGCCGGTGTAGGCGTCGAGCGCGTCCACTGTCGTGCCCGCTGTGGTCTGCTGCGACACGCTGCCGATCACGTTGTACGACACGCCCGCGTCCAGCGACTCGTAGACCGTGCAGCCACGGAACTCGCTGCCGACAGGGCCAGCCACGCCGAGGTACACGCCCGGGGCGCGCGTCTCGATGTCAAACACCGCAGGGATGTCGAGAATCAGCGGCGTGATGTCCGCAGGCGCGTCGGTAAAGGCCAGCGTCTGACCCGCCCCGCTCTGCACTGCGCTGCCGATGTAGCCACCCGCGATGTCCTCGGCAACCGCCGTGATCTTGATGACCCAGTTGGTGCCACGGTCGATGCGGATGATGCGCGCCGCGTGGACGATGGACTCGTCGTCGGTCCACGAGATCACGTCGTTCTCCAGCAGGTGCCAGTAGCTGGCAGGAAGCTCCAGCTCGTAGGTCGTGCTGTTGATCCACGTGCGCCGCAGCACCGCGCCCGCAAGGTTGCGTGCCGCCTGCCGCGTCAGCACCAGAGTGGACAGGTCCACCTCGTCGCGGTTCTCGTGCCCCGCCCCGGTCGGCCCACGGATGCCGAAGTGCTGGTAGCCGTCGGCGTAGAAGTTGTCCGGGTCTTGGTGCCGCACGCCCACACTAGACGGCAGAACCGTCTTCTCGACCTGCGCCACGCTGAACTTCGAGTCGGCGGTGCGGTTGCCGGTCGCCGCACCCATGTCGCTGTAGTCCGCGCCGTTGCGTATGCTGACCACCTCGGCCTGCGAGATGGGGAAGAAGTGCAGCACGCCGTCGCGGTCCTGCGTCACGACTTCCTTGGCTACTAGTAGCGGCTGCAACGCCGTCACGCCGGGCACTGCGCCGCGCAGGTAGTAGCCGTCGAAATTGTCTCGTGCGATCTTGGACAGGTTGCGTGCGCTAGCCGGAAGGCCAACACGGTCGCACACCAAAGCAAACGCCTCCTGCCAGTTAGCGTACAGCGCCGGGTCAAGCACCGCCTCGACGCTTGGCACGCGGTTGCCGAACTCGGTCAGGCTGAACTCGTCGAACACGACGTACGACAAGCCGCGGAAGTCGGGCACCTCGCTCGCCTCGATGTGCTGCGTGATGATGCTCGACTTGGTGATCTGCGACCCGTCGAAGTATTCGGGGTCGCCTTCGTACAAATCCGGCGGGCTGTTGGTTTCCGCGTCGGGGAAGATGGCAATATTGGTGACGGTCGAGCTAGTTGTCGAAGGCACTGCACCGTCGAGGTACATGCGCTTGTCGTCTTCGATGCGCGTGATCTTCCTCGTCAGCGTTGTCCCGCCATAGCCGTAGATATTGACCGTCATGCCTGCGACCAACGCAGGGCCAAACCCGGCAGTGGCCACATCGGTGCGCTCGAAGTACCACTGCGTGGTGACGATGGTGCTGTAGATGTAGCGGACCCTGCGCCTGCCAGCCCAGCCACTATCAAGGCGGGCAATGCTTGCGGGAGTTTGCTGCGTACCCGCTGCGCTGGTTGCGGGCGTAACCGTGCCACCCGTGCGCGTCGAAATCGGCTCCAGCAACGCAAAGCTGCTGCCAGCCAAACGATGCGGGCGGATGTACAGGATCTGGTACAGGCCGTTGACGCTGGTCGTGTCCCACCCGCGCAGCTCGACCACATCGCCAGCGTCGGCAATGACGTACTCGTCGCCGTTCTGCGGCAGCGTAACGATGCCAATGTTTGTCAGCGTGTTTCGCTCGACGGACACCGCGTTGCTGCTGTTCGACGTGATGCGGCCACGTTCGCCAAGGCGAGGCCCTGACGTGACCACGAACACCTTGCCCACCCACTGGTTGGTGGTCCAGCCGGGGCTGCCGCTGACCGTGATGGTGACCGTGGGCGTGCTGCCACTGACGCTGCTGACCGTCGCCGTGGTGTTGATGCTTGGGTACTGGACCCTGCCTGCAAACCGGTTGCTCAGGTCGATCTCGTTGGCCGAGGCCATCGTGACCGTGAGGAAGTTCGTGTTGGTCGCAACCGCCGACATGCCGCTGGTGCGGATGCTCAACAGGTCGCGGTCTTTCCAGTAGAAGAGGCGGCCATCGCCCACGAGACTGGCGATCTGGTAGTTGTTGCGGTCGTTCAGAGCAATCGCCACGTCGCTCCAAACCTTGCGCACGTTGATGCGAGCCTGTGCACCACCCTTGCCGCCTTGGCTCTGCGTGCGCTGCTTCTCCGTCATAAACATGATGTGCGCAGGCACTCGCACGCGCGTCCCGTAGGACCAAACGCGAGGCGAGCCCGGCGACATCGTCATCGTCGGAAGCTGGAGGAACTTGGCAGCCCTTGCCGCGTTGGGGTTGTTGCCCTCACCCAGCAACCAAGGCATGGTGAACTGGCTGTCAAGCATGCCAGCGCCAGTCGTCAAAGCTGTGCCAGCCAGCGCCGCCCAGAACCCGCCACCCGTGACGACGCCCGCAGCTGAAACGCTACCCGCAGCGGTCAAGGTCGCAGGGAATGCCGAGGTCAACGCGAGCGCGCCAATGATCGCCACTAGTCAACTCCTTTGATGCGCCAGACGCTGTGCAGCAACCGATGCCACCTTGGATCAAACTGCTGGATGCTCACGCGCTCCAGCTTGTTGTACGCATGGACAAACCTCGTGCCGTCAATCAGCACGCCGAAGTGCGTTGGCGTTGAGGCCCCCGACTTGAAGCACAGGATGTCGCCCGTCTGTGCGGTCTCGACGGGAACCTGCTCGCAGTCGAGCGCAATCTCGCGCATGAGCACATCGGGCTGCGGCAGTTGCCCGTAGCCCTTGAAGTCATGGACTTCGACTCCAGCTTTTCTAGCTGCCGCGATGGGCACCCCGATGCAATCGAGGCCCACGCCCGGCAGCCGACCTTGGTGGTGGTACGGAGTGCCCACCAGTTCGAGCGCCGCCGCAGCGATGTCGGAAGGGTTAGCCACGGCCCGGGGTACTCAGCACGAACCCGCTGCCGGGGTCGTAGGGTGAGCCGCCAAAGTTGGCGACGTTGTTGAACTTGTCGCGGCACGTGGTCACAAGACCATCGCAGCCGGGGCGGATGATGCCGAAGTCGTTCGTGGTGATCGGGTACGGAGTCGGCACAAGCAGCACAAGGTTCCGGGTGCTTGCCGTGTACTGGTACACCGGGCTGACCACGCCAGCGTTTGCCCCCACGGTCCATTCGATTTCACCGTCGCGGAAGTAGTCATCGAGCTTTTCGTCCATGCCCGAGAACCGCACCTCCTTGCGGGCGTCCACGACCGTTGTGACCTGATAGCCCTGACCGATGCGGAACGTGTTAGTGTTGATAGGCACCGGATCCAGCGCCACGTCGAGCGTGATGGTCTGTGCACCATTCGCCACGATGCGCCGCTCTTGTCCCTTGCCCGCGCCGCTAGTAATGAGGCAGCGATACCCAACCCACTGGTTGGTGGTCCACGCCGTGCCGCTGCGCGTCAGCACCAGCGGCGTGGCAGAGGTGACCGTTGCCGACACGCCGGACGCACCGAGGATCTGAATGTCTCCCGTGATGTCGGCCTTGCAGGTCGTGAGGTTGCCCAGCTTGTAGGGGCAGGTCGGCGTGTAGATGCCGCCACGGTCGCCGCCGATAGGCTTCTGCAACACCTGCGCACGCGACTCCAGCGAGATGGTCCACTGGTGCCCGTCGCTGCGAACGTCGCGCATGAACCGCACCTGCCCGTAGTGTTTCAGGTACGGGCGACGCCAGTCGATGGTGGCCGTTTGCACGCGCGCGTCACGGTACATGCCACGCATCAGGTCGGTGTAGTTGATCGACTGATGCCGGATGCGGTACGCCCCGGTGGTCGGCGTCGAGGACCAAGCCGAGCGCAGCAGCAGCATGGTCGGCGTGTTGGCCATGACCACGCGCGTCTCGTTGTTGGCGAGGTTCTCGACCGTGTAGCCCGCCCATGCGTTTGGTGCCCAGTTGGCCGCCGTATCGTTGAGCGTGACGCTGGTGTTGCTGCCCGTGCTGTTGGCCGTGTAAGCCGTGACCACCTCGGTGGACAGATAGCCCGTGGCTTCCACGTCGCCGGTCTTGAGCCCCGACTCGCGTCGTTCTGCCGACATCGTGGCCGACCCGATGGGCATGTAAACCTTGCCGTCCAAGGTCAGCGCCCGGGTGTGGTCCGTGAACCGAAGCTCGACGCCGTCGCGGCGCAGGATGCTGTAGATGTTGCACCACGTCTTCGACCGGCGATAAGTTTGCGCCGCCGCCACTGCGTTGCCGCGTTGGTAGGTCACGAGGTGCCCCCGTACTGCGTGCCCGCGTTGATCGTCGTGACCGTCGGCGTTCCGACGCGCAGGATGGCGTATCCCTTGGCTCCACCCGTCAGCAAAGGCTCCGCCGTCAAGTTAGACGCGCCTGCCGTGCCAAGCCCGCCGCCAGCGCCCGAGGCCGTGGATCCAGTCCCGACGCCAAGACCTCCCGCCGTCTCGGTGCCGTTGCCGCCCGCGTAGCCGCTCGCCGTCGTGTAGACCGTGCCGCCAAAGCCGGGGTCAAGGCCAGCACCGCCGCCACCCGAGCCTGCGCTGGTACCGACGCCGCCGCCACCGCCGCCCGCGATGGTGCCGAAGTTGGCCAGCACAAGATCTTGATCGATGACGATGGCACTGCTGCCCGCACCGCCGCTTTGCCGTGGCGTAGTAGGGCTACCCGACAACGGGCCGCCAGCACCGCCAACGCCACCGGCCCCGAAGATCTTGCCGAAGTTGACGACGAGGAAGGTGCTGTTGGCCGGGAAGCCTTGCAGGTTCAACGCAGGCAACACCGGGTCACCGGGCGAAGTCCTCGCGGTGCTCTTGATGATGCCGTTGGAGTTGACCGTGATGACCAAGGCGATGGGCGACACGCCATCCCATCCCTTTTGCTGGGCAAGGAAAGAGATGTTAGGGCGGATGACGTTCTCGTTGAAGATCAGCGTGACCGGGTATCGGTTTGTGCCCAGCGCGTTGCCCTTGGCAAAACTGTCGCGGGTCTCGACCACCCACGTGCCGTTGGCCGAGGCGTTGGCTTGCAGGTGCAGGATCACCAGCTTGCCGGTCTGCACCGTCGTCAGCGTGGTCGTGCCGTCGTTGAGCAGGATGTCGAAGCTGTCGGTGTTGTCGGCGTTGAGGACCACGAAGTGGACCACGCCCGGGCGCAAACGGCGAGCGTCCGGCAGGCTGACCGTGCAGTCGGGCTCGCTCGGGTCCAGCTCGTACAGCCGAGGCTGCCCGTAACCGGAACGCAGCGCAAGCGTGTCGCCTGCGGTCAAGGTCAGCGTGACCGACCCGCCGAACTCAATGTCGCTAGCCGTTACCACAGCACCCACGTCTTGGTTGAGCCGTTGTCAAGCAGGCCGATGGTCTTGGTCGAGCCCGCCGCGATGGTGCTGCCGACCGTCGCACCCGTGTCGTCCCGCACCTGTAGGGCTGACGCGCTCGCTGCGGCGTTCTGCAGCGTCCAATACACGCCCCCCGACAGGTAGGTGGGTGCAGGGAGATATACGTTCCTCGTCGATCCTGCGGCGTTTGTGACCACGACGAGTCGCCCCTGCGTGACGCCGATGGTCAGGTCGCTGGTGGTGCTGACCACGTAGCTGCCACCCGGATCCCACGGGTCGGGCAGCTCGGTCTCGTCAAGCACCTCGATGAGCTCGATGTCCGCCACCTCGTGCAACTGGTAGGCCCCCTGCTGGGCGGCCATCCACTGGTCCACCGACTCGGCAAACCGGACGGGCACGTCGAACTCAAAGCCAGCCGTGACCACGACGCCGTTGCCCGGGGCCGACGTAAACGTCACCACTCCGGTGCGGGACACCGTCCAGCCGCTGGTCTGGTTGACGCCGTCGAGGGCCACGACCACGGAGCTGGTCACGGCCAGCGTAATGGTCCGCACATAGGGGTTCACCAGCCCGACGTTGTAGGTCTTGATGAGCTGAAACTGCTTCTTGCTGCCGTCGCCCGTGCCGATCTGCTGGTGACTGTTGACCGGTGCCGTGATGCCGTCGGCTGCCGACGTGAAGTCGTTCCAATCCTTGAACGGGAAGCTGTGCAGCGCGCCGCGCCTGGCAAGGAAGAAGTCCTTCAGCGTCTGCGCGTCGGCGGGCGTGAGCAGCGACTTGTCGCAGCGGTAACGGTGGCGCGCCTCGCCCCAACGGGTGATGCGCTCCTCGTGGCCCGAGGCCGTGGTTTGCACCACGGTCTGGAACCCGGGGCCGCCTCGGTAGCCGTAGTCGATCTCGGTCGGCAGACGTTCGTCGTGGAAGCCCATGGGTTATGCGTTGGGGAGGGTGTTGCCTCGGTATGTCTGGCTCGCCGCGCCAGCGTCGTAGCTGGCCTGTCCGGGAGTAGAACCGAAGTTGTTACCCGGTCCACCAGCAAAGATGCCGCCGATGGCATTTGCAAGCGGTCCGAGGATGGCGCGCTGTGCCGCGATCCGCAGCAAGTCTTGGAGCAGTGCCGCCAGTGCCTGCCGCAAGGTGCCGACGCCCGTGGCCGCGTTGACGAAGGCGTTGCCAAGTGCGGCACCGACTTCCTGACCCGTGGCACGCAGCACTTCCATCTGCTGCATGGCCTCCATGTTGGCGCGGATCTGCTCGGCTTCTGCCTGACGCAACTGCACGCCACTGCTTTGCGCCTGCGCCTGCGCGGCGGCAATAGCGGCTTGTATCTCGCGCTCGTTCTGGTCGAACCCGGCAAGGTAAAGCCCCTCCTCGGAAGGGCGGATTACGTCGCGGTTGAACTGCGCTTGACGCTCCTCGCGTGACAGCCGCTGGCGAGCCGCCAAGATCCGCTCAATGTTGGCAAGCTCCTCGTCGCTAAGGTTGACGCCAGCTTGCGCCGCCTCCTGCTTGATGCGCAACAGCTCGACTTCACGTTCGCGTGCGTCGCTGCTCAAACCAGCTATGCGGGCTTCCTCGGACAAGCCAGCGTTGATCTGGTTGATGACAGACAGCTTGCGGAAGTACGCATCGACATCCTCACCAGCTCGCAGGTTAAGTTCCTCCTGCGATAGCATGGGCGTCAACTGCGGGGCCAATGATTGCGAGATGCTTGCCCGCATACCTTCAGAAACGGCATCGCGGACACCATTGCCAAGTTCGTCGAAGCGCCCTTGCAGGATCTGGATGGCCTCGTCGTAGCCGATCACAAAGCTGTCGCGGACGGTCTGGGTTGCCTTCTCTTGGAACTCCCGCAGCTCCTTAGCACTGAACAACTTTTCTAGGTTTGCTGGGAGCTCACTTGGCATGAAAGCCATGGAAGCACTGCGGGTCTGAGCAGCTTCGCGTTGAAGTCTTAAGTTCTCGTCCCTGACCGCCTCAGCAAACCTTTGACGCCGCTCGACGTCCTGCATGATGAGCAACTGCGAAGGCCCAGCAGAAGTCAAGCTGGATATGGGCACCTGCCCACGTCCACCTTCCTGCCTACGCATTTGCTCGACCTCGACCGCCTGCTGAAACACGGTATCCCGTTCGCGCTTGCGGGCGGTTTCGGCAGCTCCGGCAATGCCAAACTGCTCGCCAACTACGCGCTCGGCACGGATGCGCTGCACGTTCTTAAGCGCCTGCTCAAGCGCCTTCTGCTGCTCGCTGAGGGCAGCAGTGTCGTCGGCAGTCTTGCGCGTGCTGCTGCCAAAAGCCGCCATGGCCGTTGCCGCAGCCGCGAGGACGGTGCCGATGAGCAGCACCGGGTGCGCCGCCCACGCCGCGCGCAGGGCCAACGTGGCCCGCGTGAACAGGGTCGTGGCACCCGTTGCCGTCGAGGTCGCCGCCGCCTGCGCTCCGATAGCTGCGCCCGCCGCCTGCGCCGCATCGCCCAGCCCGTCAGCCGCCTGCGCTGCTTGGTTCAGCGGGCCGGGCAGATCGACGAACACGCTGCCTATCTGCTGAATGTCCTTGAAGTCGTCGAACGCACGGGCAAACGACAGCACCGTCTGCGCTGCGTTGGCGGCCACGTCGGCAATACCAGCGAAGCCGCCGTCGAGCTGCTTCAGCGAGTCCACAAGGTTGCGAATGTTGCCCGCCGTCTGAATCGCACCCGCCGTAGCCTTGAGGCTTTCGCGGGTCATGTCGAGGCTGGCAGCGGTCCTCTGGGCGCGTCGGTCAGTGTTGTCGAACTCGCTTCCCGTTTGCTTGGCCTTGCGACCCATGTCGTCGAGCGCGGCGGCCACCTGCTTGCTGATTGCCAGCATCTGCGCCGCGTCGAGTGCTACCCGAAGAGTCGTCATTGCTCACAGCCTCCGTTGCCTTGGACAACCACGCCCGGTCGAGCGCACGTATCACACTCCAGAACGTAGGCCACCTCCACTGGGGTACACCGTGAACAACGCACCAGTCCTTCACCGACGAGATCTGGATCGGCTCCGGGCCAAAACCCGCTGTCCGCGATCCGCTCAAGTCGATGAAGGCAATCCATAGGTCTGCGTGTTCTTCTCGAAGGGTGGGCTTGTCTCGTAGTGCTTTGGGTATTGGCTTGCCGATGCGCCTCCGCTGCTCGGCCAACTTGCTCAGAAAACGATACTGCTCCTCGGTGAAGCGGAGGTTCCAGTCGAGGAGGTTGACGAGTTTCCCGCTGCGGCCTCGTCGGCTTGCGCCCTGAACAAGTCCACGCGCGTTGCGCACTCCAGCACGAACTGCCGGATCTGGTCGTAGCGTTCGTCGTCCAACAGCTTCTCGGCTGCCTCGACCGAGTAGGCCAGCGTGGTGCCGTCCTCGTTCTCGATGTTGGCCCAGTCGAGGACCACGGCGCGGGCCATGGCCTTGCCGGTGGCAAGCCGCATCGCCTCGACGGCGTTGCCTTCCAGCGTGTCGCGGTGCCGTTCAAGGACGGCCACGCGCTCGGCGCGGAAGCGCGGGTTGTTCCAACGGGCCACACGGAAGCAGATGTGCTTCTCGTGCGGCGCGTCAAGAGGCACCTGCGATTGCGCCTCGAAGTCGAACCACAGACCCTCCACCGAAGTGGTGGGGTCCGTGCTGTAAAGGGAGAGCTTTGCCATGGGGTGGTTGCGAGGGTTGCTAGGTATCAGGCCCAGAACAGGGTGCGCATCGTGCACTGACTGCCCGAGTCGTAGACCGCCTGCCACTGGAGGGTGACGAACACGTCCGTGTCTTGACCAGTGGTCGGGGCCTCGACCTGCGAGTACTTGATGCGCGGGAAGCAAAAAGCGTACGCCTTGCCAGCGGCGTCGCGGCAGGCGACGAGCAGGCTGGACTCGGTGTCGTTTACGACTTTCTCGAACTCGGTGTAGTCGTCAAGGTAGGCGCGAATGGTGCCGGTCACTTGAAACGAACCCGAGCGCACCGACTTGCTGCCGAGGGTGCCGATCACGGTGCGGGCCGCGCTGGCGTTGTTGATCTCGAAGCTGATCTCGGTTGCCTCGTAGTTGGTCGAGGTGATGCGGAACGCGGGGACGTGGTCAACGCAGTTCATCACTTGCGTCGTGGGGGCAGCAGTGCTGCCGGAGTCCACCGTCGCGGTGTTGGTTGCCGCCAGCCGCTTGCCCACGAAGGAGAAGCTGCCCTGCGTCATCTGGCCGTCGGCGATGGTCAGCCGCATGCGGTCAGGGACCATGCCCGTGTACAGCTCGTACTTGTCGGTGCCGCTCATGTCCGGGTGGCCGACCTCGACCGTAAACGACTTTTGCACGGCAGCGTTCTTCAGACGAGCCCCACGCTTGACCTCCAAGTTGGTCGCCAAGCTAAGACCTGACCCGCCGTAGACGATGATGCTGCCAGTGCCAATGCTCTTGACCTCGAAGAACCCAACCAGCGCACCGCCGCTGGTGGACACGCGAACCACGTCGCCCACTTCAAGGCCCGTCTGGATACCCGCAACGGCAAGCTGCGTGTCAACGACCGAGTCAATCGAGGCCGTAGCACCCGTGTGCGTCTGCTCGCCATCGATAGAGCCGTCCTGCATGACGGCAGCGATCAACTGGTACAGCGCACCCGAGTCGTCGTAGCGCAGGGCGAAGCCAAGGTCGCCTTCGGCACCAAGCCCAAGACGCACGAGGTCAGGAATGTCGCGCGTGCCACGGATCGACGGGTCCTGCTGGTAGGTCGTGGTCGGACGAAGCGACGTGCTGGTGAAGTTGAGGTTGTAGTAGGGAGCCGAAGCCTGCGTGCCGAAGGTGCTCTCGGCAGCAAGTTTGACAATCGTGCTGGAAGCGTTGCTCATGCGTGTGTGTCTGCCCGGAACGGGATGGTCACAACTCGCCGCCACCAAGGCCCGTCCCGAGTTCCCTCGGTCACAGACGGCGAATCGAAAACGATCTGCGGACTGCTCAGGGACACGCCCCGGAAGGCCGCAATGATTGTGTCAGCCAGTGCCAACTGCCCGCCGTCGCCCACGCCCTCGGGCTCGTACAGCTCGGCGTACGCAACGCCAGCGGTGCGGAAGGTGCGGCTGCCGACGTTGGCAAACGTGGCCTGAATGGTCTCGCCGAGGCGCACGCTGAAGCGCACCCAACGCCCCGTGCCGGGCACGTCGGTGTCGCGGTGGTTGTCGTAGAGCACCTTGAGCCCATCGACCTCGTCGGCCACCTCGTCCTTGAAGCGGCCACGGATGGTGTTGGCAATCGTGGCTTGGCTCATCCGCCCACCTGCGCGTTGTAGCCCACGGCGATCTCCTGAATGGTGACGCGGAACGTGCCGGGCGGTGCCTGCGTGCTGTGCCCTTCCTCCATCACGCGGATGGCGTAGGGCGACGGGTTCTGGAGGTAGATGATGCTGCCAAAGGGAGCGGCGTTGATGGCCTTCTCCTCGCGGCGGATGACCGTGGCCGGGCTACGGCTGACCCCGTCGATCTCGGCATCCGTGGTGCGGTTGACGGTCACCTGCCAGTTGTGGCGCAGGTGGCCGCCCACGTAGCCCTTGGGCACAAGCTGCCGCTTGGACCGGCCTTGGTTGACCTTCCACAGCTCGCGGTTGCCCACGGGCGTCTTGTTGACCAGCCTTGCCAGCAGGTCGAGGCCCATGCGGCGATGCAAGGCAGAGCCCTGCTCCTCGACCTGTTGGATCTGCTTGGCCAGCTCGCGGGCGAAGTCGTCGGCGTTGTTAGGCACGCGCCCCCCTCTCAAGCTGAAGTTCCCACGCGATAACCGTCGCACCCACCGGGTACGCCAGCGTGCTGATGACCGTGAAGTCGAGCCCGTTGCAGCGCAGCTTCTGCCCCACGAAGGGCGACCACGCGATGTCCAGCGCCGCAACCAGCATGGTGGCGTCGCCGACCTGCGCCATGTCGTTGCCGCGCATGGTGGTCCTCGTGGGCATCGGCGGCGTCGTCGTGACCACCTGCTCGGACACGACCTCCCCCGAGGTGATGCCAGTGTCCGGGTCGTACGTTCCCGCCGTGGTCGGCACGTAAAACGTGGTCGATGCCTGACCGTTCGCGGCGATCAGCCGCGAGGCCATGGCACGCAGACGGCTGGGGTCAAGGGTCATCTGTTCGCCCATGAGTCCGACTCGATGAGTCCCCCGGTCTTGAGCAGGCGCTCCACCGTGGTGAACCGCTTGCTGTACGCCTTGCCGCCCTGATAGCTGATGCTCTGGCTGATCGGGCCGACGGTATTGGATTCGCTGGCGATGCTTTGATCGTCCTGCGCCACGTCGGGCAGCAGCTCGTCGGGAGCGGTCAAGTAGCGCAACGCCATCTCGGCGGTCGCGTGCTTGAGCCGCTTGGGCACCTCGTCGGTCTCGATGGGGTAGCCGTCGAGGTCGTACGCCAGCGCACGAGGCCAGTCGAGCGCCTGCGTCTTGGTGTTGCGGATGCCGACCCACATGTCGCCGTACTTAGCGTCGAGGTAGTCCGTGCCCACGCGCAGCGCCTGCTCGCGCGCGGCGTCGTCCGCCTCGGTCCACGTGGCCGGGTTGCGGCGTGCCTCGAAGTACGTGTTGGCGTCCGCCAAGCTGATGTAGCTGTTGGCCGATGCGAGGCCAGTGCCGTCTTCGACTACAAGGGTGGCACCTTCCGGCGGCGGGCCGTCCTCGCCGGTGTCTTCACCGGTGTCGGTGCCCGTAGTTCCCGCCGCACCCGTAGCCGACAGGCTCAAGAGCGCGTCCGCGAGGCGATAGCCCAGCTCGTAGTTGGCCTCGCCGCCGTAGTGGATGTTGTCGCTGCGCTTGAGTTCGAGATCGTCGGTGTTGACCAGCGAAACGTACGTGCTGCGCGATGCCACGACAGCCGTCTGCGCTGCACGCACAGCTGTGCGAGCCTCTTGGTTGCCAAGCGTGGACTGGCCGCCCTCCAACACGCCCTTGGGCGCGTGATGCATGACCACGGGAACCACGGTCGTGTCGGTGCGGGTGCGGAAGTCCGTCACCATGTTGGTGATGAACGTCCCGATCTTGTTGGCGAAGGCCGTCGAGGCCTCCGTGCTGTAGGTGTCGTTGTCGCCCAGCACGATGGCGATGCCTCGTACGTCGGGCACGCGAGGGGTTTCCCAGCCCGGTCGCTCGGTGACCATGTCCCGCTTGCAGCGGTTCCATGCGTCCACCAGCTTGTCGTACAGGTTGTTGAGTGCGCCGCCCTTCTGGTAGCTATCAGACGCGCCACTAGTCACAGCCTCAGTGGTAAGGGCTGCGCCGTTCTTGGCGATCTTGATGACTAGGAAGCCGTTCTGCCCGTGCTCTTCGGCCAGCCGCTTCATCATCGTTGCTTCGGGGCCGAAGACGCCCGTGGTGTACTCCGACGATGGCAGCGTGTTGCTGTTGGTCAGCACGCTGTACGGCTCGATGAGGTTGGTGTTGCCGTTCCAGATGTACTGGTAGCTGCGGGTGAAGTTAGGCGTGCCCGCGTTGTATGCGCCGAGGATGGTCGCCTGATCGCCAAAAGTGGCAACCAGCGGGCTGATGGTGCCCTTGGCTTGGCTGTCGCCCAGCAGAAAGTAGGTGGCAATGCCTGATCCCGGCACGACCGACGGGGCCACCTTGTAGTACGACTCAATGGCGACGCCCATACGGTAGCCAAGCGCGATGTATTCATCGCTGGCGTACATCTCAGGATTGGCAGCCTGACGGTCGGCGGTGGTGACATCGGCTGGCGCAAGGTTTGCGCCGGTCATGTCGATTACGCGGATGTTGTTGAACGTCGGGTTGTTGGTCGAGTTGGCCGCGATGTTGGCGTGCACCTCGCGGAAACTGCCAGCCACACCCGGACGCGCCGTCTGGCGGAAGCGCGGGTCATGGCTGATGAGCCAGATGGGTGCGCTGCTGCCGAGGCCGCCGTTGCCAAGCGTGTCGCGGATCTTGGTAATCAACTCGCGCAGCTTGGTGTCGTAGTTTGCGGACGTTGCACCGTCGATGAGGTCCTGCGTGCTTGCGTCAATGAAGATGCCGCGCACGTTGAGCGTGTCGCCCACGAGGCGGGATACCGCCACGTCGTAGACGTTGGTGCGGAAGTCGGCCCAGTGGCTGCTGCTATTGCTTGGTGCCCAACCGCTCGTGCCATCGCCCACGACGCCTTTGGAGCGGGCGACCTTCAAGAACTTGAAACCCGGCGACGTGATGCCGTGGTAGGACTTCAAGAACTGCATCAGGCTAATGGTCGGACCAAAGGTCGGAGCCGTAGGCAGTGGCGGGCTTTGGTTGTAGTCCACGGCGTACCAGTTGTCGCCGTTGGTGCCCGGGAACGGAGCCAGAGGACCGTAGTCGTAGCTGCTGATGTGGTGGTAGACGACCCAGTTGCCGGTGACGCCACCGCTCGTGTACTGGCCGTCCCACCACGGGAAGTAGCTAGCCTGCCCAACCTGAGGCGCACCGCTGGCTTGGCTTGGCACCTGCTGCATGAGCTGCGGGATGGCAGCACGCAGGGACCATGCTTCCCCAATGGGGATTCCGATGCCGGTGTCACTTGACATCGAGCTGGTCGTTTGACCGTTGAGCTGCTTGTCGCCGATGTAGATGTAGGTTGGGATCGCTGCCACGTTCTGCTCCTGCTTTCAAAGTGGGGAGAGGGCAACGAGCCCCCTCCCCTTCGCAACCTATGCCCCGGCGAACCGGGGCCTTGAGATCACTGACGCTTCGACAGCCAAGCGGTAAAGTTGATGCCGGTGGCAATCGTGCCAGCGACGTCAACCGCGAGACGCAGGTACCGGAAGTAGGTGCCGGTGCCAGCGTCGCCCGCAGTGGCGTAGCCGAAGTTGTGGACGGGCAGGACGTAGCGGCCAGTCGTCACGTCCACGTCGTACCCAAGGCTGGTGCCAAAAGTCTCGAACGCGCCGAACTGGATGCTCTGGAGCGGGACAACGCCCGAGGCGAACGTCGCGCTGTTGCTGCCCTGCAACGTGACGATGTACTCCTCGTCGTTGTTGGCAATCTCGCACGCCGTCACGTCGATGACGAGGTCGCCCTGAAAGTGGGCAGCGCCCACGTCCAGAACGGCGTCCGCGCCGCCGACCTGACAGATGTCGTCCGCAGCGATGAGGCCCGCGTCCTTAAGAAGGAGGGAGTCATCCCTCGTACGATCAAAGCTCTGCTGAACCATTGGATGTTCTCCTTGTTAGATCAGGCCACTGCCTGCTTGTTCTGGATCTTGAACAGACGAGCGACCGCACGCGGGTGCTCGATGACCTGACCGCACATCCACTCAACGCGGGTGCGGAACTTCGGCGCAGTCTGGAGTTCACCAAGGTCGCGGACCTCGATGCCACCGTTCTGGATGCCGTGGTAGGTGTTGACGCCGAGGTTGACCACAAAGATCGAGGTCGTGCTCGACGCCTCGCCAAAGCCCAGCGCGGCGCGGTCGCCATTGCGGTCGGCAACGAGGATGGGCAGGCCAGCGTAGGACAGCAGCGGGCGACCAAACTCGTCCTCCATCATCTCGACGGCGGTCGAGCCAGAGCGCAGGAACGTCTTAATGTTCCGCAGCATGGCCTTGTTCATGATGATGTGAGTCGCGCCATCCACCTTGTCGATGGTCTCGTCCAGCTTGCGCATGGAGAGGGCGTCGCCCGAACCGTCGTTCTCGACAGCCTGCGAGCCCGTGGTGGGCACGCGAGCCTTGAGACCGTCGAACTCGGCAGGCGTGGTAGCAGCCGCACCCTCGATGAGGATGTAGCTGATCTCGCGGGCGAGCGCGCGGGCCTTGGCAGCCTCGTGGTAGCCACGGACGGCAGCGCCCATGGTCTTGATGAGAGCCGTGTCCACATCGAGATCGCCACCGGCAATCTTGAGGGCCTCGGTCTGGGGATTGATGACGCCAGTGGACTCGGTGAACGAGCCGTTGATACCACGGAAGGCGATGCCCGGGAGCGTGCCTTCGACGTTGTAGGCGTAGCTGTTGCCAGCAATGGAGAGCATCGGCATCACGCGAAGGAGATCGCTCTCCGCCGCGAAGATTTCGATGAGGGCAGCCTTCTTCGTCTCGCCGTTATTGGCGGCGAGCTTGGCTGCTTCGACAAGATTCAGTGCCATGTTTCCTCAGTAGGACGAACCCCTGAGGACGCAGGCGATTAGCGAACCACTGTGGTCGCTTCAGCAATCGCGGCAAGGCGAGCCTCGGGGGAAAGTTTGGGTTGGTTGTCACCCATGCGCACGGTTCCCCCGGCTGCATGATTGCTCCCGCTTCCTGCGGGTGCCGTCGCCTCGAAGGCCGGTGCGTAGTCCGGCTGGGTCTTCAGAGTTGCGACGAAGTCGGCGATGGTCATCGGGTCACTGCTGCCAGCCTTGGGGCTGATCATGGGCTTCCCGTCGTCCCCGACGAGCAGCATGGTCAGCTTGCCATCTGTTCCAGCATCCCAACGAACGCGCCGTTCAATGATCGGCAGCAGCAGGTTGGCCTTGCCCTTGGCCTTGGAGATCGCATCACGCGCCTCCGTACCAAAGCGCAGCTCCTGCAACTGCTTCTCGTATGCGGTCACCTTGCCGGTTGCGGCGGCAAGGTCCTTGGCCACCTTGGCCTCAAGCTGCTTGCGGTACTCGTCGAGCTCGGCAGACCCCTTGAGGCTGCCAGCCTTGAGCTTCTCCAAGGCATCACGCGCAGCGGCTGCGTCCTCGATGCCCTCGAAAGCCTTGAGTGCCTTGGCTGCCTGCTTGTGCGCCTCGCGCTCGTCGATCAGTGCCTTCTTCAGGCCCGCGACGTTCTCTAGGGCGTAGCCAGCCGACTCCTCGACACCGAGCACAAACTTCCCGTCCTGTGTCTTGGTGTAATGGGCGGCGATGGCTTCGGGCAATCCGTCTAGAGAGTCCAGCAGTGCTTTGAGTGCCATAGGTAGGTTGCCCCTATAGGTGGACACAAATGCGGTCCACTGTCAAGGGGTCAATCATCCAGCAGGTCTTCCAGCGGGATAGGACGCCCGAGCTGGTTGACGGCATTGACCTCGGACCATGTCAAGTCACCCGCCCGCCATGCCTTGGCCCGGGCCGTCCCGAGGGCGTCGTTCTGGACGCTGACAGGCTGGTCCTTGAGCCATGTCTCGTAGGTTGTGGTGGCTGGCACCTGCCCGTTGACTGAGGCCCTCGTGCTGGGTTCCAGCTCGTCCTTGTCGATACCCATCTCGCGGAAGCTCTTGAGGATGGGCGTGATGGTCGAGCGGCAGTTCCAGTGGGCGGGCGGCAGGTCGTTGGAGTCCACCGGGTAGACCTTGCCGTCGCGCTCGCGGCATATGGGCGTGGTGTTGCTGTCTAGGGTGGACAGCCAGCGGTATCCCTTCACGAGGTCGCCGTTCTCTTGGAACGTGGCCCGGCGGGTCTGGGTGCTGACCTGATTGACGGCGGTCTTGACGATGGCGGCGGCCTGCGACCGGGTGACGTTGAGCGCCCCGTCGGTAAAGCCAGCCGCCTGCGTGCCCCGGATGCGGCGCATGATCTGCTCCGAGGTCTCCCCTTGGGTCATGCCGATGCCGATCTGTTGTTCGACCCGCCGCTGGGTCTGCTCGGCCAGCCCGGCCCACCAGTCCTTCATAGGTGCCCCCACGATGGGCTGGTTGACTACGGTTTGGACGGAGCGCAAGTCTAGGCCCCGAAAGGTCACGTCGAGGTCGGCGGGTACGGAGCCAGACAGCGACCGCAACACGTGGTCCGCCTCGACCTTGGACAGCTCGACGAGGTCGGCCTTGACAATCTTGTTGGCCTCCTTGGTGCCGTCCTTCAGGACCGTCCACAGGTCGCCCAGCATGGTCTGGTAGCGTTTGGTCGTCCACGGCCCCGAGTCGATGCCGCGTGCCTTAATGCGGTCTAAGCGGCTCTGGAGCTTGCCCAGCAGGTCAGGGAAGACGAACTCCTCAAGGAAGCTGATGACGTCGCGGCTGGCCCCGGCGGCGTACCGCTGGAGGTAGACCGAGTGCCTGATGGTGCGGGACATCACCCGCTCGTTGGCAGTCTTGTTGTTGTCAGGCAGGCTCGTCATCGTCGCTCGGCTGGTGGTTGGTCTCGATGTAGCAGGAGTCGCACAGGATGCCGTACCCCACCACGAAGTGGCTTAGGCTGACCCGTTGGTCGATGGTGCCGAAGCACTGGTCGCAATGGTTGTATCGGCTGGTCAGCCGGTCGATGCACGCGCGGCACAGCACGACGTGCCCCGGTCGCGGTGCCTTGCCCTCCATGATGATCTTGGAGCAGCACGAGCACAGGACAGGGGGCGGAAGGCTACGCACCTGCCGGCGCTGCTTCCTCCGGCTCCTCAAGCGCGCGGACGGGCACAAGGCCGGCCATGGGCAGGTTAGATGCCGACTCGCCGGCCATCGCGGCCTGCTCGGCAGGGTCAAGGTCGTCGCCGTACAGCCCGCGACGCTTGGCCTCGAGGAGATACCGTTCGGTCGTGACGCGCCCGGCGGCGGCGTCGGCTTGCAGCATGGCGAGATCCTGCGCCGAACGCATGACCAGTCCGAAGTCGCGGAACACCGTCACGTCAAAGTCCTCGGGCAGCGGGTAGCCGATCCACGCGGCGGCCATCTGGTAGCCGTTGTAAAGCGCCCACTCCAGCGATTCGGCCCATGCCTGCGCCTCGGACTGCGCCCTGACCTCGTCGATGGTCGCGCCCGTGGCCGTCTCCGGCCCCGTGGTGACCAGCAGCGGCTGCATCCCGAGGGCAGCCATCTGCTGCTCGGTGTCCTGAATGTCTTCGCGCCCTGCCTGCGTAGCCCCTCCAGAGGGCTCTAGGTAGGACATGGCGAAGTTGGGGTCGGTGGACAGCATCGTCGCACCTGCCCCGAGGGTCACGCCCTGCTCAATCTGCTCCTGCGTCAGCCCCTTGCCTTGGATCATGGGCGCACGGACGTAGTGGAGGATGTAGTTCTGCTGCGACGAGGTCTGCCAGTGCTTGACGTTCAGCCACGCGAGGTCGAGCAGGGGCGGCTTGCCCGTCAGCGGCTCCCGCTTGTGGGTGTAGTAGGTCACCAGCGGCACCTTGCCGAGGTAGTTAGGCCCCTCGCGCACAAGCGTGTACGCCTGCGACTGGTCGCTGCCATTGTGCTGGAGCGACTGCGTCGGCGTCTGGATGAGGTCGTTGGAGCCGAGGGCAAAGCCACGCTTGACTTGATCCGTCTGCACGCGGTCGCGTTCCCAGATCTGCCAAGCCTCGCGGGACCAGTAGCGGATGCGTTCGATGCGCTTGGCACGGAACTGGTCCGACGGGTCCATCACGTCGGCCTGCTCGTAGATGCAGATGAAGTCGAGCACGTCGCGCCCGGTGGCGTCTTGCACCCACCCCCAGTTAATGAGGTTGTCTGGGTGCACGAGCGAGAAGTAGGGCCGGATGTCCAGCTCGATCTGCTGGGCGAGGCTGTTGGCCTGCACCGCAGGAAGGTCCACGAGGAAGTGGCCCACCCCTCGGTCACACGCCACGTCGTGCAGCATGCGGGCGAACGAAGTCAGGCTGGTGCCCTTGCGGTCGCAGTCGTCCTCCAGCTCGTCGATGAGCGGATTGCCCGTGGTCGTGACGCTGACGCCCTTTTGGAAGGGGCGGCTCGACACCTTGCGCACCGTGTCGTCGTAGGCCGGGAACAGGAACGACATTTTGAGCCGCTTGAGGTACTCGTCGGGCTTACGCAGCTCGCGCCAGTCCTTGGGGAGGAACAGCTCCCCGAGGCTACGCATAGCCGTAGTGCCACCACGCAGAGCGCGAGTGACCTGCCAGTCGTCCTCTGCGTTCTGACGCGCAGGATGCCAGTTGCCGATGGTGCTGCTTGTTGCCATTAGTCGAATGCCGTGCGGTGTCCGCTGATTGGGTACTTGGCGGCCAAGTAATACCCGAAAGCGTCTGAGATGTGGGTGAGGGAAGGGTCGCGCTTCTTGTCTAGCTCGCCGCTGCCGCCTTGTAAAAGGCAGACACCTTCGAGGTCTTGGACCAGATGCGGGGCCTTGGTTGGATCGGCTGCAAAGCGCACGAGGCCAGCGGCTGACTTAAGCCGGGCGTTGACTGCGTTGACGCGCTCGCGCTCGGGCGGGTTGGACTTAGCCACGCGCCAGTGCAGGTCGAAGTGGGGGCGCAGGTACTCGCGCACGAGGTCCCAGTCGCTGCCCTGCGTCTGGCTGGACTTGCGGGCCCCGCCCGTGGCGTCGCCGTAGACGTAGACCGGCCCCTTGTGCTTGCCCCAGTCGAGGGCCAGCTTGCGGCAGACGGCGGGCGTGTTGCTGTTGCGGGGGATGTAGACCTCACCGATGGCGCAGGTCGTCAGCAGCGGGCCGTGGATGCTTGGCAGCGTCTGCTCTTGCAGGATGGCGCACACGCCCGGGTCCACGTTGAAGTCGAAGCAGAACACGATGGGCTGGCTGGGGTCGTATTCCAGCCGCCGCAAGTGGACGTTGGCGTCGAACTGGTAGTAGGCGCGGCCCTCAAAGGACACGAAGTCGGCCTCGTACTCCTGCTGGAACGTGAGCGGGTCGAGGTCGCGGCGGGCTGCCTCGATCTCCTCGGGGCCGAGGATGTCAGCCGACACCCAGTGGAAGCTGGCCCAGTCGGCGCGGGTCTTGGCGTCGCGCCACAGCTCGTAGAAGTGGTTGCGGCCCTTCGGTCGCCCGGTGAACCAGCACCAGCCCGGGCGGCCACGGGTCGAGAGCGCGGGGCGCAGGCTCTGCGTCCACGCCTCGGGGCGGCACTCGGCGTACTCGTCGAGCACGGCCCCGTCGATGGGGATGCCCTCGATGCGCTGCGGACGGTCAAGGCCCACGACCATGATGCGGGAGCCTGTCTTGAGGCGGATGGTTAGGTCCACCTCGCGGACCTCCTCGATCCACTCGCGGGCGCAGAGGGCCTTGAGATCATCCCAGAAGATGCGGCGGGCTTGGTCGCGGGTAGGTGCGCCTGCGATGAACGTCGGCACGGCCACGTCGGGCGGGTCGAGGGCTTGCAAGACGAGGCGGCGCTTGGCGGTCTCGGTCTTACCCGAGCGGCGACCAGCGGCCACGACGCGGAAGCGCGCCGGGCTGCTGATGAGGCGACCCTGCTCGGGGTGCGGGTCGAGTCGCGTCCAGCGTTCAGGGAGCAAACAGTGCCCCCTGCCGTTGCTTGCTAGCCTCCTCGACGGCGGCGTCGATGCGTGCCTTGGCGATGGCTAGGTACGACTCCTCGCGCTCGATGCCGAGGAAGCGGAAGCCCTCCAGCACCGCAGCCTTGCCCGTGCTGCCGCTGCCCATGAACGGGTCAAGGACGAGTCCACCCGGCGGCGTGACAAGGCGGCACAAGTAGCGCATCAGGTCTGTGGGCTTAACCGTGGGATGGGCATTGCCTTCGCCACGGTCTGCCTTGCTTGCTTTGGCGCAGTAGAAAAAGCGCGCGGCACTGCCGGTGTCGGCATAGCTTTGCGTGGTCGCTCCAAATGCTTTTCCGTATCGCCCGTTTTTTCCAAAGTCTCCGGTGTGAATCGGCTTTCCGTTGCCGCCTCCAGCTTGTGGAAACAGCCCCACCACCTCCTCGCTCCCGTCGTGGATGAGGTTGGCGGGCCAGCGGCCACCCGGTTTGTACATCGGGATCTCTTTGCCAAGAATGGAAGCCACCCATCCCTTGCCCACTGCGTTTCCGGTTCCTTCTGCTTGCTGCCTATGCACCATAGTCAGATCAACATCTGATCCGTGAGCCACCCTACACCCGTCCACGTTCAACGCGCCCGTGCCATGCTCCAGCACGTTGGCGGCAACGGTGCCGACCAGCGGCTTGCGGGCCACGGTGATCGGCTCAAGGGCTGGCTTGAGGGCGGTGCCCCAGCCTTGCCACTGACGGGCTGCGTCGGTGGCGGGTTCGGTGATATTTGCCCCGCCTGTGTTTCCTCCTTGGTAAACACCTTCGTAGCATGTTCCAGAAACGGGCCGGTGATTGGGGTTGCTGGCAATCACTTTTCTTTCAGCCCCTGCTCCGTTGTCAATGGCCTTTGACACGTCCAAAGATTTCGGGAACCCGCTACCATACACCCACGCGATCATGTCGCGGATGTCGAAGCCAGCGTCCTCGATGCGAACGGCCATGCGGTGCTGCGTCCGCGTCCCGGCAAAGGCAAGCAGGTGCCCGCCGGGCTTCAGCACGCGCAGGCACTCGGCCCATACCTCGACCGACGGCACGTCGTAGTCCCAACGCTTGCCCATGAAGGACAAGCCATAGGGCGGGTCGGTGACGACCGCGTCCACGCTCGCCTCGGGCAGCGTGCGCAGCACGTCGTAACAATCACCGAGGCGTAGGTCGGTCAGCACCCGTCGTCCTCGTGCTGGCGTTCCAGCTTGGCGACGGTGTCGCGCATCTGCTCCAGCCGCAGCCACAGCAACATGCCCCATCCTGCGAGATCTTGGCACTCGGCCTGTAGCTCGTCGATGAGGTGTTCGCCGCCCTTGCTGACGCTGTTGTTGCCGTAGATACGCTCGCCCTCGCACAGCCGCTGGTAGACGGCCTGCGTGAACCTGTCCCACTCGCGCTCGTACATCATCGGCGTGCCTTGCCCTTCTTTGGCTTGTCGCTGACGGCGTTGGCCTGCAACTGGACCAGCTCGATGGCCTCGGTCAAGCTGTCCACGTCGCCCACGAAGCTGTCGCCCGACCCGTAGTAGCGGTTGCTCGACCCGTAGTAGAGCGACATGCCATCGGCAGCGCGAAGCTTGGCAATGGGCAAGTCGGTGAGGACTTCGATGGTGAGGATGACCTTGCGTGGTTTCATGGTTGCTTTCTTGGGGTGGTGTTCGTGGATGCGCTCGATGCCTGCCCAGCTACGCAGCAGGTCGAGCATGCAGGTGATGACGTTGAAGAGCCAGTTCATGGGCCAACCAGCAACTGGTAGACGCGGCTGTAAGCCAGCGCCCACTCGGGGTCATGGTCGCACGTGGTGGCGTGGCCTTCGCGCCATGCAATCGCGTGGGCCCACTCGTGCATGAGGGTGTCGGCGATGGTCTGGTTGCTGCCTTTGCGGATCTCGATGACGAAGTGCGTCGGGCGCATGTCGCGCATCTTGAGCGAGCACGAGCCGAGCCAGCCTTCCTCGTTGATGCGGTCGCGCAAGTAGACCCTCACCGGCAGCAGCGGTGGCAGCTCTGCACGCAGACGGGCGACCATGCCCTTGAGGGTCTTGTTGCGTTTGGTCATCTCTTAGCCACCGGGCCAGACAGGTTGTACTGCTGGTTGTAGTAGCCTCGGTCGTAGTACATCTTGAACCGTGGCGTGAGCTGCGTGATGGCTCCGCCCTCGTGCTGCTCGGCTTCGATGATGACGCCGCCGACGTGGTACTCCAGCCCCTTCTTGCGCCCGAAGGTGTCGAGGTCCTTGGTGCAAGGCACGAGGATGGCGTGGACGTTGCGGGCTTGGAAGTAGCCGTGCTTGTGCCAGTGGCCAAACGCCCAGATGGCGGGCTTCTCGCCGCCCTGCGCGGCTTCGATGCGCTTCTGCGCTGCATAGCTGATTGCATATGCAGATCCGCCACCGGGGTGGTCGATAAGCATGCGGGCGTGACGCTTGGTCTTGGGGTGCTCAAGCGTGATGAAGCATTCTTTGTAGCCGAGGTTGATGAGGTCGCGGCGGCCAGCGCGTCGAGCCGTGTCCTGCATCATGCGTCCGATGTCCACGCCTTCTCGGGCGGAGTACCAGCCCTCATGGTCATCGCCTGAAACGATGTGCGTCTCAACACCACGGCGGTGCGGGTACTGCTCCACCATCAGGTCGAGCTGCGCCTGCATGCCGTGCGCGCGGTCGTCGAGCTCGTGCTTGTTGAACCGTGCCTCGCCCTCAATCCAGTTGCCCGCATGGTAGACGCGGGTGATGCCCTCGCGGGCGAACCAGTCGTACAGGTCATCAAGCACGTCGAGGCGGCAGTGCTTGCTGCCGATGTGCGTATCGGCCACGAGGCCGAAGCGGTACGGCTCGTTGGCCTTGCCCTTGACGGTCCAGACCGTCTCGCTGTCGGGTGCAAGGTGGCGGTCGATGCGCCACTTGCCAGCCTGTAGCACGAGGTTGGCACCTGCTGCCTTGTAGTCGCCGAGCAGCTCCTCGACCTCGCCGGGTCGTAGGCCGAAGGTCTCGGCAATCTCGCGCTCGGATAGCGACCGCACAAGCAGCGCCTGCCGGACCTTCTGCGGGTAGTTGAGGCGGCGCGGGTCGGCGTCGAGCGTGTCGCGCAGGAAAGCGTCGAGGTCGCGCGTCTTCTTCTTGCGGATCATGCCTTGGCCTTGCCCCTGTCAACGGCCTGCAGGCACTCGCGCACGTGGCGCAGGACGCTGCTATAGCGCACGTCAAGCTTTAGCTCGCCACGCAGGTAGGTCTCGATGAACCATTGCCAAGACTGCCACTGCTTGGTCTTACCCGCTCGTCGCATGGCGACGAACTCGCTACACAGACCCGCGACGGTTGCATCGTTGCACGTGATGCAGTGCGACTTGGGGCGTGCGGTGACTACGAACTCAGCTAGAGGCTTCGCCCCCTTGCGCGGGCGTTGTGGCTTGCGGGTTGGCTGGGGTGGCATGGGTCACGCTTTCTTCGAGGGCCTTGATGGCTCTGATGTCGTCGAGGAGCTTGCGCGCGTCGTCTTTGGTAGGCGGCTCCTTGATCTCGCGCTTCGCCCAACGCTCGGGCCAGCGGCGTTCGAGGATCCATGCGCACGCGGTCCACTGCTTGTCGGTGTGCATCAAGATGCGCCCGAGGTAGCTCTCCTCGGCTTTGGCGATTGCCTCTTTTATGAGCGCGGCAAATGCCTTGTCCCGCGTCTTGTGCTTGCGAAACGTGCCAGCGGGCACGCCTGCGGCTTCTGCGGCTCGATCAGGATGCAGCCCGACGCTGATAGCTCGCAGGATGGCCTTGATGTTTTCCTCGGTCATGGATGTCCGAGGTCTTCCAACCTTCTTGGCTGGGTCGCGTTTGGCTTTCGCCATAGCGGCGGACCGTACCTCGTCAAGTGCCCGGGGGCAAGAGCGGGTCGGGCAGCTCGCAGGCGACAAGCGTGATGCCGTCAGTGCCCAGCTCGACGGCGGTGCGGCGCAAGGTCCAACGCTTTGCCTTGCCACGCGGGCCGCGCTTGGCCCACGACCAGACCTCGAAGTGGGCGGCGCATTGCAGCCATGTCAACAGGCGCGGCTCGGCCATGGCCTTCTTGAGGCGGGCGCTGTGGCTGCTGCCCGCGCAGGCTTGGATGCCGAGAACTGACCCGGTCAGGGCCACGAGGTCGATGCACCCAAACAAGTCCTGCCGGATGCGGGCGTGCGGGTTCCACTTCTCGACGACCTGCACCACCCAGTTGGCTTTGCGGCAGTGGGCGAGGGTGCGTTGGGTTGGGCTAGACATGGAGTTCTCGCAGGTATCGCAGGCCGCGTTTCATCCGGTGGCTGACGCAGCTTGGGGTGACGCCGGTCAGGTCGGCTATCTTGTTCTGGTCGTACCCGCACAGGTAGTACATCACCAGCACTTGCCTTGTGAGGGGCCCCACAAGGTCAAGGATGGCCCGCACGTCCTCGCGGTTGGCTAGGTGGTCTGGTTGGTCAGGTGCGTGCACGCGCTCGATGGCGGCCCTCCTGTCCACGGGTAGGTAGTGCCAGCAGCGCAGGCTCATGTGGTCGAGGATGGCCCCTCGGATCCGCAGCTTTGCGTAAGCGAGCCATGCGCCCTTGGCCGGGTCGTACTTGGCAAGCGCGTCGAGCAGGCCCTCGTACCCAAAGGACGCCAGCTCCTCGGCGGTCCAGTAGCCTCGGGTGCGCTTGGCGATCTTGCCTGCCACCCGCAGGACCATGGGCCACCACCGCTCGACGGCGTCGGCGTCCACCTCAGAACGTCCGCAACGTCAGGGTGTCGCTGTACCCGTAGACGGTGCCCACTCGCAGGAGCCACGTGCCCGGCGGGATGGCGGCGAGCGGCAAACGGAACTCGGCGGGCCACTGGGTGCTGACCCGCTCGATGCAACCGTCACGCCACAGGACCAGCGGCGGCACGACGTACGACCACCACCAGCCCGAGGCGTCGCCGACCTCGACCACGGTCAATGCCGTCTCGGGTAGGGGCACCGCAAGGTAAGGCTGATCGATCCGCACGATCCTTGGGAGCAGATCAACCACGCCGTCTGCCGTCGCGGTCACGGACAGGTTCTGAGCGGGAAGTGCAGAGCACAAGAGGGCCATGGCAAGGGAGCGCATGGCACCAAAGTATAGCACGCAAGCAGACTAGTCGGCGTTGAGCACCTTCTCGTACCGAACCTTGGGTTCGGTGGGTGCTTTGTCCGCTCGTCCTCTAGATGGTCTGCTCCACGATCCGCCAACCGACTGCGCGGCCTTCGACCATCCGCTTGCTAGCAGAGAAACGCCCGACTCGCTTTGCAGGATGAAGGTCTGGATCTTCAGGTAGCCCATCTCTTTGCCGACTCTGGCCGCAGCCGCATAGAGCTTGCTGCATGCGTTCTTGGTGCCATCGGTGCAGAGCCTTGTGACCTCCAAGACCGTCGCCGCATTGGTCATCCTTGCGACCGGCCTGCCAACGCAGATGACGCCGACAAGCTGCTCATCGCTCCACAACCCCAGCGAGAAGCGGTGACCTTGCACGCGTTTGTGGTGGCGGTGCAGCCTTTCCACGAACGCATTGGCATCCCTCAGTTCGCAAGGGCGGACTTTAAAGTTGGGCACTTGGCACCGAACTATACTGAAAGTTGAGCTTCGAACTTTGAATAGCGGCCCCGCCTATTCAGTTTGGCTGCATTAGCCGCCCCATTTCTACCGGTACGGCGGCGGCGTCCGCTTCGTGTCCTCCATGCAGTAGAGGAGGAACCACATTACGCACAGGACGGCAACCGCTTGCATGAGGGCGTCAGCCATGGCCCGGCCAAGGATAGCGCCTGCGAATGGAGTACAACTGGTTGACCCACTCGGGGCGCAGGTTGGTGAGGTCGAGGGCCTCGATGAGCAGCAGCAGGGTGTGGATGTCGCGCACGGCCTCGGGCGTGGGCAGCAGGTCGAGGCGCACTGGTTCGTACTTCATGGCTGCACCTGCTCGGCTTGAGGTGCCTGCTGGTCCGGCCTGCATGCTTCCAACAAGCACCAGACGATAGTGTTGACGTTTTGGCCGCCAAAGTGGTTGGCCGATTGCTGCCGCAGTTTCTCGTATTTCTCAAAACTGAATCGGCTCATGTCAAAGCCTTTGGACTCAGCAATCGCAAGTGCTTTTTCGCTGCAATAACTGCCACCATAAAAGATCGCATGTTCTTCTTTGATCCAATCCCACACAGCCCTTGAGTTAGAAACGTTTGGCATTTCATCATGGCATGCTCGGCACAATGGGATGATGTTGTCTGGGCCGTTTGTCCCGCCGCGACTTTTAGGGATGATGTGGCATTTCTCTAGCACGACGCCACGACTTTCTTTCCCATGCCTGCGTAGACGAGCGCATCGCCAACACATGGCACCAGCATCCGCAAAATCGACACCTAAATCAGATTCACAAATGCGTGTTTCCCAATACTTGATGCACGCTTTGATCCATTGAGGTGCCATGCGGTGGAGCTTGATGATGCGGTTGCATCTTTCGTTTTCTCTACGCTTCATTGCTTTCCTATTGATCATCACCACGTCTGGGCCTCCTTGCTCAAGGCGACAACCTTGGTGGTGTGCATCTTCTGAATGTGCTTAATGCGAGTGACGAGCCGTTCGGTCTCAATGCCATGCTCGTTGAGGTTGCGGTAGATAAACCACTCGCCATCTTGAATCTGGACCCAGTCTGGGTCTCTCTCGGTCATGTAGCGGAGAACGGACGCGGGGATCACATCGGGGTGCATGGGAACTCCTGAAGGTAAATGCCGCCCCGGTTGCCCAGACGGGCGCACGAGGAAGGTCCGGGGCGGTTGCTGCGTTGTGCAGCGGTAGAACATCCCAGCCCCGAGGATCTGGTCGCAATCAAGGAGGCGCAGTACCTCCACACGGGGCTGGGTGGCACACACGTGCCAAAAAAAGATGCGGGCCGGGGGGAAAGGAAAGCAGTGAGACGATGACGGTGTGACGAGCACCGAAGACCCCCGGCCCGCCGGGAGCCAAGCTCCCTGTGTACGGTTAGAAGGTCGGGATGGGCGGCTCGTCACCACCCTCGGCGGCCTTGGCGGCAGCCTCCTCCAGCTCGGCTTTGCGAGCGCGGTAAGCGTCGCGGGCCGTCTTGAGGTCGGTGCCGGTGAGTTGCTTGGCGGCGTCCTTGCAGGCATCGAGGCCCACGAGGTCGCGCGCGTTGTCGAAGCAGGCGAGGATCTCCTCCAGCAGAACGGGCTGCGGGGCGACGACCTCGGCTGGCTTGACGACCTCGACCTCGGCCACTGGCAGCCCTGCGGCTGCGAGCTTGGCCGTAAGTCGGTCGGTGCCGGTCGGTGCCGAAGCGGGCGCGGCCTTGCCTTGGATCTCGTCGAGCTCGTCGAGGCTGTAGCTGCCCGACATCACCTCGGCGGCAAACGCACGACCCGCCGAGGTCACGGCGCGGGCGCGCAGCATGGTCTCGGGGTAACGCTGCCAGCCTTGGCCTTGGTTCCACAACCCGGCGGCTTGCGCGCGAGCCTTGTCCCACTTCTCGATGTGCACTGCGCCCTTGGGGTCGGTGAGCTTGAGCACCACGCGCTCGGCGCTGCTCTCGGTCCACTCGACGCGGTAGCCGTTGCGCTTGAGCAACGCCACCCACAGCGAGTAGTCGGCACCCACCTTGCCCTTGACCACGTGCAGGCCACGCATGGCTGCCATCGGGCCAAGGCCCAGCTCGCGGCCTGCGAGGATAGTGGCGAGGATCTGGCCCTCCGTGCGCAGGTGCTCGGGGATCAGCCCCGACGCGCCCTTGAGCATGCGGGCCAGTTCCATCATCTGGGGGACGGCGGCGAGCACGTCGGTGCTGGCGGCCACGGTAGCAATCGTCATCTCGGTCATCGTCGTCTTCCTTTCAGATAGCCGCACTCGCGGCTTACAGTTGGCCGCGCGTCACTTGACGCGCAGCACACGGGACTCGGTCTGGTTGCAGCACTCTTCGTAGATCGACGAGTACTGCGCCTTGAATCGTGCGGTGTCCAATCGACGCGACACCTGCGTCTTCCATGTTGCCACAACCTTGCCCGCTGAGTCAACAGCGGTGTCGGCATCTTGCATTGCCCGCTTGAGGGCAAGCTCGGCTTCCTCGATTTGCTGTTCAAGTTGCGCGATCTGGTCGCGGTACGCCTTGCGGTTGTTGATGGCGATGACCACGTCCTCGGGCAGCGTGACGCTGCGCCCGGTGGACTTGCGCCACAGGTCGTTGGCCTCGGCTGCGGTGACCGGGTCGGGCGGCACTTCCTTCAGCACGTTCTCGTGCCAGAAGCGTTCGGCCAGCGCGCGGAGCTGGTTGACCACAAGCGGGATCTTGCGCTGCGAGTAGATGCGGAAGTCGCTGCCCGCGATCAGGACGGCGAAGTCCACGCGGTCGAGGCCAAGCACGTCGCAGTACCACTGGCCTTGGCAGGCGTAGTGGTCGGGCACGTCGTCGCTGTACGCCTGACCCCAGCCTCGGTCGGTGCGTGCGGTCTTGGCCTCGACGACGTAGGTCTGGTCGTTGAGCACAGCCTCGGCGTCCACGTTCGCCATGCGCCAGCCGTCGGCCAGCACGGTGTCACGCTTACGCAGCGTGGCCCCGGTCTGCTGCGCGTACGTGTCGAGCACGAGCGGCTCCAGCCGGGTGCCCCACGACATCGCGGCGTTCTCCTCGACGGTGTCGCCGAGGACCTTTTCCTTCCACACCTGCAACGGCGTCTTCCACGGGTTGAGCCCGGCGATGGCAGCGACGTCGCTGCCACCGATGCCTTTGCGGCGCAGTTCTGCGAAGGTGTTAGTCACAGGCGGATCCTTTCTCCAACTGGCGGATGCTGTTGTGCATCACGATGGTTTTCTCGATCCATCCGATCAGCAGGGTCAGCGTCTCCTCGACGGTCGCGCTGTCGGTCGCAGGGCTAAGGGTGCGCTGCGCTTCCTCCCAATCGTTCCTCGCAAGAGTCAGGTGCTTCTTGCACTCGGTCAGCCAAAAGTCTGCACGGTTCATCGTCTAGTTTCCTTTCATTGCCTTCTGAACCTTGACCCAGTACGGCTGAGTCGCCCGCTTGCTGGCACCGGCAGGACCACCGTTGTGGATTCGAGCCAGCACCTCGTAGTTGCGTTCCGCAACCGCGTGCCGAGCGTACCTGAGCAGGTAGGCCACGGTCACGCGCTCTGCGTAGATTCGTTGCTTGCAGTCGTCGTACTCGCCGCCGAGGCCGGGGCAGTGCTGCGTGGCGTCGGTCCAGTACGCCTTCCAGATCTGGAGGCAGCCGATGGCCTTGCCGTTGTCGCCCACAGCGGCGTCGTCGCCGCCCGACTCGACGGCGATCAGCGCGTCAAGGAACGGGCGCAGCTCGGCGCGGACTTCGTCGAGTCGCTCGACGGTCGGCTTCTGGGCGAACACGGTGGCGATCAGGAACAGGACGCAGGTGATGGTGCGGATCATGGTGTACCTCATCGGCTAACCCGCACCTGCGGCTTGAGCTTAATCCACCGGCTGTCGGCCTCGTCTTCGGCGTCCTCGACGGACTCGAAGAACGCAGCCGTCAGGTCAGCCGTCCACACCGTGGCCTTGTTGGCCCACGTCCACCAGACCCACCACGCGCCGCCTTCGGTGGCGTTGCGGAGGATGCCGATGTCGAGGGTGCGTCGGCTGTCGCCGACGACCACGTACATGCCGCTGTGTAGGTTCACGACCCCACCTCCTCGGTCACAAGGTCCATGCGCGTGGCGTAGCACTCGCGCCCGTCGCGGTAAACCAGCAGCGGGCGGTTGGCTTGGTCGCGCACAAGCAGCCACGCATGCCCGCCGTCTACAGGGCCGCGAACGGGATCCCAGCCACGGAACCACGCCGTCGCGCCGGGCATCTCGCTGTCGATCTCGTTGACGGGCTCGCCGCAATCCGCAACAGCTCGGCACGCTTCCCAGTGCTGGAGAAGCATGTCCTCGGGCAAGGACTGGAGCACGTGCCAGATGCCGCTCACTGCTGCACCACCTTCCTACGTGCAGCGGGAATGATGCGATAGTTACCACGGCTGCTGACTTCCCAGTGGTAGCCACAAACCCAGTGAGTCGCCAGCATGCGCTTCAGGCTGTCAAGGCACGCGGTCGTCAAAGGATCCGGTACCATGGCTGCAAGCTTGTTGATGCCGTCGCACAAACGCTTGGCGTCACACAGCGGATAGTTGGTCGTCATCGTCGTCTTCCTTTCTGCGCCCCGTAGGGCGCGGGTCGTCAGATCGAAATCGCAAGGTCGTCAAGGATCAGCTTGGCGCGGCCGGTGATCTCCAGCGTCTTGCGCTCGTAGCTGTAGCGCACAACAAGGACGTGCTCGCGTAGGCACTTGGGGCACTTGGTGTGCTCGGCAGCATCCTCCATGCCGGTGTACGGGATGGGCTGCGCAAACTTGTGTTTGGGGCAAACCTTGGTAGCGGTAGTCGTCATCGTCGTCTTCCTTTCTCGTCGTCGTGGTCAGCACTGCGCTGCTCACACAAGCAGTATCGTCCAAGTAGACGCTGGGATTTACTAGTTGTTCCCAAATCCTGCGCGTGTTACACGGCGTTCGGGTGCCGTTCGGGTTGTACGGTGCGGGGGAACCGTAGCTTGCCTTGCCTCGCCTTGCCTGTGCATGCCCTGCCTGCCTTGCCACACCCCTACGTGCCCGTTCTTGCCTTGCCTGCCTTGTTGGGACACGCCTTGCCACGCCAAGCTACACCTCGTCCCAACTTGCCTTGCCTCGCCTGCCCTACCTTGCCGTGCCTCGCCGCTGCTTGCCCTACCTTGCCTTGCCTGCCTTGTCTTGACCAACCCAACCATGTCCTCCATGCCCTGCCGCGCCAGACCTCGACGAGCCATGCCTGCCTTGTCCGACCTCGCCGGTCCAAGCCGGTACTCGCCGCGCCTCTTCTTGCCGAGCCTTGCCGTGCCTGCCATGCCTCGCCATGCCGTATCCAGCCGATTCCTGCCTCGCCAGACCTTGCCTCGCCTGCCATGCCATTCCACGCCACGCCTAGCCAAGGCCCGCCTGCCTTGACAGGCCGCGCCTGACCTCAACCTGCCAGAACCCGCCTCGCCTGCCTTGTCGCACCATGCCGGACCATTCCGGGCCCTGCCACTCCTTGCCGTGCACTGCCGCGCCATGCCTGCCTTTCCATGCCCCGCCAGACCCCGCCATATCCCGCCAGACCCTGCCACGCCTGCCTTGCCTTTTCGTGCCGTGCCGAATCGCGCCGTGCCGTTTCGAGCCATGCCAAGCCTGCCAAGTAACCGGGCCAGCTTGCGCCAGCCCGGATTGTCCTTCTGTTACAGCCTGTCCACCGCAGCCCACACGTCGGCGAACTCGGCGAACGCCTCGTGCTTGCGACGCATCGCCTTCAGCTCTGCGCGTAGCTGCGCCATCAAAGCCGCCCTCATACCATCGTCACCCATCAAAAGTTCGACGGGCCGGTAAAGGTAGCCGCGGTTGTGCAACTCCTCCGCGTCGTGCTCCTCGCAAGTCACCTCACGCACGGACACCCATGCTTGAAGCGGCTTCGAGCATCCCTCGGGGATGACCGTGACGCAGTTGATGATCTGACGCGCCTCTTGGAGACGCCACTGGTGCGCCGCCTCGGGGTCGTGCCACGTGAAGTGGTCGTGCAGCAGCGCGTCCTTTGGACGGCTGGCCTCAACCACAGCGGGCGGGGTAAGCCCGTCTGCGGCCAGCTCGATGCGCTCCAGCTCCTCGCCCACGGCTTGCGCCGTGAGCCCGGAGACGATGCGTGCAGGCTTGTACCCGTACTGTTTGGACATCACTTGCCCTCCCACGAAAAGCTCGACACCATCGCGTAGCGGCCCTTGTCGCCGTCGCACTCGGGGCGGTGCTCACCGACGCCGACCGCGAAGCCGCCGAGGTTAAGCAGGTTGATGACCTGTTCTGCCGTGAACGCACGGCGGTTGTATTGCAGGCGCAGCACGACGCCCCACCTGCGGAACTCGGGGCGGAAGCGGATGTCCGCCGTGCCCATGCCGACGCGCACCATGTCCTCGCGCATCACGGGCGGGCAGTCGTCTGGGTGCAGGATCGGCGTGAGGTCGCCGCCGTCCGGGTCGGGCAACAGGTGGAACGCTTGACGCGCCCCGACCTTGGTCACGTCCTTGCCCAGCGAGGTCACCGCCGTCACGGCTGCGGCCTTGAAGGCGAGGATCGGGAACGCAGGGCGACCGTCGGCCAGACGGTAAAACGCCGACTCGTATTCAACCTGCGGGTCTTTCTTTTCCTTGCCCTTGGAAGCCTTGCCCATCTGCTTGTCGAGCATCATGCGCTTGGCCTTTTCGGACCACGCATGCGTGATCAGCGGGGAGGTTCCTTCGAGCTTGACCTGCAACACGGCGAGGTCAAGCATGACGAGGCTGATAGCCTCGGAATCTACGGTAGCTTTCATCTGCGACTCTTTTCTCCACCTTAGGGGTTCTTCTTGCTGCGACATGCAGCGCGAGGATTGTAGGTGGTGTGCGTTCTTTAGAGGTTGCGACGACGCGCGTCAAGAGGTTGCCTTCGGTTTTCTGCCACGCGGCTTCTTTTTGGCAGGCAGCAGGGCCTCAACTCGCGCCCGCACGCGCTGGCCCATGGGGTCGTCAGCCACGACGGTCGTAGTGCCATGCTCATGCGTCACGTACACCACCACCTTGTCGGCATTGCAGACGCAGCGGAGTTGCCACGCCAGAGGCCCGCGATCCATCTGCTGGAGGACCGTGAGGCCGTTGGCAGCAAGAAGGGTAATCATCTCGTGCATGGTCACACGTCACGCTCGTCTTCGTTCTTGTAGCCGATGGCTCGGCGGTCTTGGCACCCGTCGCAGTTGCACGACGAGATCGGGCTTGGGAATCCCCAGTAGTGCTCGCTGGCTGGCTCGTTCCGCAGCTCTTGCCGCTTTTTGGAACGCACCTCGCGCAGCTTGCGTAGGTCTTCGATCATGGTCGGCAGCTCGTCGCGGTTGAGCAGCTTGCCCACGATGGTGCGTTGCACGTGCGCCGCGTCGGTTAGCAGCTCGGACAGGTAGGCGTGCAGCTCGCGGAGGTCCTCGACCGTCACGCCGTCTTGCACAAGCCTTGTGGCAAGCTCTCCACGCTTCGGTCTGGAAAGGGCGAAGACGCCCAACTCCAGAAGCACATCCGACAGGGAAGCGTTGTCTTCCTTCTCTGTAGAAAGAAAGAAAGAAGATTCTTCATTCCTTCCTTCTACAGAAGAAACCGAAACCGCAGACCCCCCCCTACCCCCCCCGGTAGGTTTGGAGGTCGGGACAGTAGCAACCGCCTTGGACTTGTCAACACTCATGGCTTGATTCCTTGCTTGCGAGTTCGCTCCCACGGCATCTTCAACTCTTCCTCCACCATCTCCTGCAACCGCTGCTCGACCTCGTACGCGGGCATGTCGCCCGACGGGGGCCGGGCCTTGCCCGTGCAGCAGTAGTAGCACCGCTTGCCGTCCTGCTGCTCACGGTCGCGGCGGCTCATGGTGCGCCCGCACTGGGCGCAATGCACCTGCCGACCCTTGGGGAAGGTTCTCATGCGCCCTCCAACTGGGACCAGATCCAGCACAACGCCCACACGCAGACCCCGGCCAGCAGGAGGAACGTCGCTACGAGGCCGAGAAAGGCCACTGCCGCCGCTAACGATGGGGGGCCGCTATGGTGGTAGCGGGAAAGGCAAGCATGCGTTTCTGTGGCGTTGTGGACCGTTTGGCAACGCTTGCACAACGTGTAGAAAGGTTTGGGCCACGGGTTCAACTGGTCGGGTGTGCTCACGGTCTCACGAAGATGCAACATAGTGCATGCGGGTAAGGGTGACGGCCCACCTGCGGCACCGGTCAGAGTAGCGCAGGCAGGCCGTTGCCCCGGCAACACACCGGGGCGGGATGGGAAAATGCTCCGTGGTCCTCTCGCTGAAAGGGTTACCGCTGCGAGGGAGAAAGGAAGGAAAAGCATGACGCGGCGGAGAGTCAGCCACCGCTGTGGGTCGCAAAACCTCGCGCACCACGGGCTGGTGTACGGTTGAAATGGTGTGGGCCCGATCTCGGGGTCGGGCCTACCGACGGCGCGCCGCCTACGTCGTGGGGGACGCGGACCGCACAGGTTGACCCGAGCACCTGAGCATGGCCGTCGAAAGAACGGGGCAGCGGGGTCGCCGGTCGCGGCCCCATGCCGAGTGCGCCTTGTACGCCGGAGTCCAACGGCGCGTCAAGGTTCTCGTGCCCATTTCCATGCCATCGCCGCGCCGCTCGCTACGACAACGGCTAGCACCAGCCACACCCACCACGACACCCCTGACGTGGCAGGATCAACGGCCAGCGCCTGCTCGAGCCCGAAGGCATCGACCTCGAGAACGCACTGGAAGGTTGGGGCGACAGGAAAGGCAGGCACCTCGAGGTACTCGACGACGACGCCACCGGGCAAGCCAACGACACGCTCGACGGCAGGCCGCGTCTCGTACGTGGCCGTGACCGCGACCCCGTACCCGTTGTCTGGGCCGAGGTCGAAGGGCGGCAGCATCGGTCCACTCAGGTAGTCGTAGTCCGCCGACGTGGTCACCGACACGGAGTCAGGCACCACACAACTTGCCAGCAGGACCACGCACCACCTCACTTTGTCTCGGGCGTCGGCGCGGGCGCGGCAGGCGCCTCGGGCTGCTGCTTGCCGATGCCTTGCAGCATGTCAGCCTTCTTGCCGAGGATCGCCCGCAGCAGGACAAAGATCAAAGGCTTGAGGGCCATGATGATCCTCGCCGTTGGCGCAAGGCCGAGGGCAGCGAGGATGTACACGATGATCTCGACCACGTCGAAGCCGTGCATGGGCGGCTCAGGCGGGCCAATGATGCCGGGGCTAGGCGGCACCGTGGAACCGGCTTCCTCCATGGCCTTCTGCACACCGCTGACACCGGGGCACGCGGTAAGGGTCGCGCACAGCGCGAGGACGAGGACGAGCAACAGGATGCGGTGCATGGTCATTTGCGCTTCTTTGGCAACTTGGTGGTGAACATGGCGAAGAACGCCAACAGGGCACGGAGCGGTCCGAACATCAGCGAGCCTCCAGCTTGGTCTCGACACGGGTGATGCGCTGCAACACGTCAGCACGCATGGCATCCACGCTGCTGCGCAGGCCGCGCAACTCCTCAAGGATTGCACTTGCACTGCGGCGGTCGCTGTCAAGCTGCGCCGCAAGCAAGCGCACGCGCCCGTCGAGCTCTCCGAGCTGCTGGTGGACGTTGACCGCCCAGCCAGCACCC